ATTCAGCGCGGATCACACGCCCCACGTTCAGTGTCGACGACGGTCCACTGCCAGGCCGCGTCCAGCTGTAGACGTTCAGTGTTCGCAGGACAGGCTAGGACGGCCTGCGCAGGCTTCGGGCTGTGTCGGTACGGTGGGCAAAGAAAAAGCCCGATAGCGGGACGCTACCGGGCCTGTCAAGGCGGGACTATGGGCGGGTTCTAATACAGGGATCCTTCGGCATGTTCGTCAGAAGCAATCGCCAGATTGCATTCTCTATCCAATTCCCAAACCGCTTCCTCATGAAGGGCTCCGGCCTTCGGCACCAAGACACCCGTGGTCCATGTCTGGACCATGTCGGCCAGGACGTCGTTGACACGGTACGTCTTCTCCATCATCCCCTTGCCGATCAACTCATCCACCTTCGGCACGTCCAGGCCCCAACCGGCCATGCCAACACCCACTACCTGTTCCAGGCTCTTAAGCGTGGATGCTAACTCTTTCAAGGCTTTGCAAATGCCTTCGTGCGTCTCTACCTGTCTATCGTCTGCCATGTCATTCTCCTTTGTTCTGTCCGTTAAATGATCGCATCTGTCAGGGCAATGCCAGTCCAATCACACTCGGCACAGCCGGTACCTTGCGTCAGTTCATGGTCATCCTGGTCAGTGCAGACCGGGCACGCCTCGTTCGCCTCGCGTGTTAGGTCAATACGTTCGCCGTCGCTAACACTGTCCGCCGTTACCACGTCAAGATTCGCGCCGGCATTCAGGGCAGAGATCGCTTCGGATACCTGTTCCAGGACCCTTGCAAGGCGGTCGATGTTATCGGCATTCGCCATGGTCACTATCTCGTGCATTTGCCCGGTCCGCCCGTGCTGCAGCAAACCACCCGAAGCCGTGACGATCTCGTCGGCCGTATGTCCCGAAGCGAACATGTCCTCCAATGCAATGTACCTATTAACCACCATGTTCAGGCCGTGGCCCAGCACCATTACCTCCCCTTGCGTTAGGTCGATGATCGATCCCGTTCCACTGAGCCTGTCGTCATTCCAATCGGTTCCTGTGAAGATTGCCATTTTCGTTGTCCTTTCAATCGCCGGTGAAATTACCGGTCGCCACGAACATACCCCAACACAGGGCCCTGTCAATACGTCCACGAAAATATGACAAAGACGTGACAAAGAGAAGGCGACGGCCTGGCCCCGTGCCGAGCCGGTCGACAGTCGATCGCACGCCTTGCGCACGGGTGCCTAGCCTATGCGCAAAATGCCCGCGCCGCGCCCACCTGGCCGGGATCGGGGGGGTCCGATCGAGTAGCTATCTCGTGCGAAAATTGTGGGGCAGTGTGCCGATTGCAAAACTAAATAAGACAAAGGACACATTGACACCTTGACAGGCTTTGACGGGTGATTAGATTGACAGTCCAGATAGGGACCGACACACACCGTGTCAGGTTCCGCCGTCTTCGGGCGGACTGTCGGTAGGTTGTAGCATCGGAGAGTTAGCGTAATGGCTAGACGTGGTGGTGCAACTAGAAGCGAACGGCGGCGACGACGGGCGTCAAAGCGTAGGCTTGCCTGTGCTGGTATGCTCCACCCGTTAGACCGTTCGCTGGCAATAGACCGGGTTAAGAGAGACAGAGAGATAGACCGCAAGCGCGACGTGCGCACGGTTTACCTGTCAGATTATCGTGGCCCGGTCGTCAATGCTAGCCGCGTTAGGTTCGGGCGTAGTCCTGACAATCAATTCTTTCTAGCAGGAATGCACGACGGAATTGATGCGCGACGTTTCTTTGGTACGGATCAATGGGAGCTTTACTACTCCGACGATCGGACACCAGAAGAAGAGCAAATGGATCTCGAGGAAGCAATATACCGTGCCGAAGTACGGGCACAGATAAAGATTGCGAACGAGATAGCAGAAAAGCGCAAGGCGATCGAGACAACGATCTACCTTGCGAGAATGCAAGGGAAATAATTCCCCATTCTGCTACAGCCTACCGACAGTGCGCCCGAAGCGGATAGACAGAGCTTGTTGTTCTACCGGGATGTGTGGCAATTATGCCACGCCCAACGGAGGACAACATGAGTAGAATTTGCTTAGACAATGGCGGATCGATGGTAACGATCGATTACCTTAGGGCGTTGCACAACCCCCGTTATGGTGGGGTATTGCCGCTACCCCTTGAGGGATCAACCCGCCACCATCCCGTACCCTTTGACTACTTTGCTGACACGATTGCCCACCGCACCCGCAAGGTGTTGGGTGGCAAGTACGACATTGCTGAGACGCACCTTGCCCTTAACAAAAAGCAAGATGCTTTGTTTGGCATATACGTACTGGAAGCAAAGGAGGGCATTAGGTGGGGTGTAGCGGATGATGTGGCGGATGACCACCGTAGCAAGGTGATTGCGTTTCGCAATTCAATTGTTCAGGAGATGAGCAATCAAGTAGTGTTCGCAAAACGGGTATTCATTTGTGAAAACCTTATCATGAGTGCGGGTGGCGGCGATGCCATTTGGGTACTGAAGAAGAACACGACCAACGTCCTTAGTCACCTCGGCCATGAGGTTGAGCTGGCCCTGAACACAGCCGAAGGGCAGTGGGAAGTGATTGATGAGGACGTTGAGCTTTTCCAAAGTGTTCCGCTGAAGCGGGATAGGATGGCGGAGCTGACCGGCCTTGCTCAGTACCGTGATATCCTCACGTCAACACAAGCGAACGAGGTGTACCGCCAGATTGATAGCCCCACTGACGAAGTGTTCAGAGGGGATACGTTCTGGGAGTACAGCAATCACCTCACCGAAGCGGTTAAGATTGGTTCCAATGTGAACACATTCACTGCTCACGGTGGGGTCCACGCCTTTGCCAAAGAGCAAGCGTTGGCTTCCTAGCCTCGCTTCTTTCCCGTCGCAGCATAGACGGTCCGGTTAGTGGTGACCCTTGCAAGGTCGCCCCTCCCGGTAGAACAACAAGCCACGTAGCAGAGTGTTGTCCTCTGCAAGGCCTGGGTACGCCTATGAACTGCCCGCTTTCAAAGGAGGAAGGGTAATGGCAAACGGACAAACCGTTATCTACGGTTCAAAGACGTTCGTTATTGAGGACCCGGAGGCGGCTGATATTGCACGGCATGCGGCTACTCTGAAAGGTGAAGGCCGGAACCATGAGGCAGCAATCAGGCTGCACTTGGCGATGACAATTGAAACGCGGAACGAGGAGGAGGGATAGCACAATCAGGGGTGATTGGTATGAACAACGTGACAATGAGGAGGAGGGATAGCACAATCAGGGGTGATTGGTATGAACAACGTGACAATACGTTGGGTGGCACAGAAGAATGTGGCGACCCAGCATAAGGACGGGACCCTGCATTACAGCAAGGTAATGGGGATACCGGCGGGCTACGTTGGGGCAACCAAGCTCGAGTCAATGGCAACGTGCGTAGCAGTAGGCTGTCGCATGAGGCCAGTGGTAGAGGGTGGCGACCCCGATGGGCCGAGGTGCTATGCCTGGCAAGGCACGCCAAGCATGGCTGCATCATCAATGGACAGGGCACAAGCTAAACGGAACCAAGAGCCTAGCCGTAGGTACAGCCTACGTAAGGCACTGGACTCTACGAGTTGCAAGATAGGGCCAAGGCGCTCACGCCTGCGGTTTGTGAGGGTAGGTGCATTGGGTGATCCGGGTGACGTGCCAGTAGACAACCTCAGGGCACTGAGGGAGGAGGTGAAGGCCGAGGGGCTGGACGGTGTATTGGGATACACACATGGCTGGCGTGACAGGCCAGCGTACAAGGATCAATTGTTAGCGAGCTGCGACACGCTATCCGAAGTGGATGAAGCGGTAGCCCAGGGGTGGAGGGCAAGCGTAGTCCTGGCGTGGGATGCCCCACGTAAGGGTAACGTGACGCCAGGTGGGGAGCCGATTAGCGTATGCCCCGCCATGCTGACCGAGGATAGGGACATGCCTGTTATCTGCAATGACTGTGGATGGTGTGACCCTCAACAACCAGGGCCAATAGCAGTGGGGTTCTTTAACCACGATAAGAAATCCCTTGGCCTGCGTATGAGGAGGAAGAGGGATGATGACTGAGGCAAAGCACAACGGGCAGTTGCGGCCTAAGGTCAGGCTTACCGGTGTAGACGGTAACGCATGGGCCATCATGGGCAAGGTGTCCGACGCACTGACTCGTATGGGTTGCCCGCAGGGGCACGTCGACAAGTACATCGAGGAGAGTACGAGCGGCGACTACGACAATCTCCTCAGGGTTGCATGTGAGTACGCAATCGTAAGGTGACAGGAGGATGGGTGAGCACAAGAGGATGGTACAAGGGTAGGATTCGGCACGCCCGCAGTCTACTAGCCGAGGCGTGGCCTGATGATCGCCTTTTCATGACTAGCTATTTTAGCACGCTGCAAAACATGAATGGGTGGGATGAACAACAATGTCGGACCCTCCTAGAGGAGGCGATAGGGCGTGAGCTATCCGACGTAGAATGGGGGCAGGCGAGCACACGCAAGCCAAAGGAATTGTATGAGTGATAACCAAAACGACAAGGTCAGAGAGGTACAAGATAGGATGGATGCCGTCTTCAAGATGATACCGGGCATGAGCAAAGCCAACCTCCTCACCATGAGGGGGGTATTGACTAATCTCTTGAAGGATTACAAAGATAACCCATTGATAGCTCCTGTCATGGAGTCAATCATCCATGAGATGAACCAGGAGAACACGAAGAGGAGTCTGAAAACAAAAAAGGAGAATGACGATGGCTAGTCTATGGGAAGTGACGATCACCGGGTACGTCGTATCGGGTGACAATCCAAACAAACAGAAGGCAAAGGACCTGGTCAGCCTCATGATGGGGCTGGCAAGCGTGGGCCTACATCCAAGGATTGGGTCCTCCAAGGTCAACGGTGGAGGGATCAAGGGTGGCGAGGATAAGAAGAGGCCGCGTCGAGGTAAGAACCGATGTGGTATCTGTCGCAAGCAAGGCCACAAGCGGACGACGTGCCCCACAGGGGGTGAATGGCAAGAGCATTCCAAATTTGTCCGCGATCTCCGCAAGGAGAGTAGCGAACGACGTGCCCGAGGGAAGGGGGGTGTGGGATGAGCAATCCGAATGAAACAGTTGAAGAAAAATATCTAAGGAAGAAAGGGCTTGTATGTCCGTTCTGCGAAAGCCCGCACACCAGGGCACGGGAACCCAGCGTACAAGGGGCGTACGCATGGGCGCAAGTGCATTGTCCCCAGTGCAAAGGGGAGTGGAGCGACCTCTACAACCTTGTTGGAATCGAGGTTATCTCTCGCCCAAAGAAGGAGGAAGGATGAGGGTACTCGTGGCGTGTGAATTTACAGGCACGGTGAGGGATTCATTCCTTCGGGCAGGCCATGATGCAATGAGCTGTGACCTGCTGCCAACAGAGGTGCCCGGTCCCCACTACCAAGGGGATGTGAGGGATGTGCTTGGTGACAGCTGGGATATGATGATAGCCCACCCACCATGCACCCACCTCGCCGTGTCTGGTGCCAGGTGGTTCAAGGACAAGCAGAAGGAACAGCTCGAGGCGTTGGAATTCGTTCAGCTCCTCTTGGATGCGCCTATCGATCGCATAGCACTGGAGAACCCTATCTCTGTCATATCGACCAAGATAAGGAAACCAGATCAGATCATCCAGCCGTGGCAGTTCGGTCACGGGGAGGTCAAGGCTACGTGCCTGTGGTTGAAGGGGCTACCCAAACTCGTGGCTACTGATATCGTTGAGGGAAGGGAGGCACGGGTGCATCGAATGGGGCCAAGCCCAGACAGGTGGAAGCTAAGGTCGAAGACATTTAATGGCATAGCCGAGGCTATGTCAGAGCAGTGGGGTGAGTAGGAGGAAGACGTAATGAGGAACAATCCATTTGAAGCAAAGGTTCTGCAGCTCGTAGACCCACGCCCGTCGAGCCCACCCGAGGCATACATGACCGACGGGGAACTCGAAGAGGGGGTGGCGGCGGCGGTGGTGACAGAGGTTCGCGATAACATGATGGGCCTGAGGGATGAGATATCCTCGCTCTATGAGCCAAGCATTGAGGCTCACGTTGGCCGCCTTCGCGACCTCAACACAGCGGCAGCTATAATGGTAGGAAAGAAGCTCGAGGAGGTGGGTACATTCCTTGGCGGCATGCAGTGCGGCCTCGATGAACTCATCGATATGCTGAAGGTTGATGAGGAGGGGTGAAAAGGAAAGGGGCCCCGAGGAGCCCCTAACCAGAAGAACAACGTAATGGCCTCTAGATGGTAGGCATATGCAAGGATGGTAGTCAACCTCTATCTGATTGTGGCAGCTGGCACCCTGGACAGAGAGGTGAGGTGCGCCTTGTCGAGGGTGAAGATCAAGATCAGGAACCACATGTGGATATCTGATGAGGTCATCGATGAGGCTGGTGTTGCGTGCATGCCCATCGACGATGTGGTTGTGGGCAAGCTGGCTGTGCTGATAGACGTGCCCCTTGGCAGGCTCTTCGAGAAGGTCAGGGACATCATGAGCTATTCAACAGTACCCGAAAGGAACGTGGACATGAAGGGGTACATACGCCTCCTTCGTCAGCTCGTTGTGGACAATGACCTACTGGATGAGCTTAGTGAGTACGCCCATCGCATAGGCATGGAGGAAGAGGACAAGCCCCCTTCGCCTCGAGAGGAGGGACCGAAGATGATGTCCGTAGATCATGGAGGGGTGAAGGGATACCTTTCAAGAATCATAAAGGATTCAACGAGGGGTTGACAGGTTTTATCTAAAACCCTACCTTCAGTGGTGAAGAATGATTGAAAATCTTGCAAACCCCGTAACTCATTGGGAGTTAGAATCATCCGGTGACGCCCCGCCTAGCATTGTGGAGGTAGCCGAGGTGGTGATGGCTAAGCTGGATAGGGTCAAGTCGGAGTTGATCTTCGATGAGGAATTTCTAAGGGAGATATTTCTGTACGCCATGTCCAACGAGACATCATTCCCAAGGGAGGTAGGGGTAGAGGGGATGCCCTCGAAGATTAAGAAGATGACCCTCAGCGGTAGGACCAAGAAGATTAAGACGGTCCTGTGGCTGAGCCAGACAGAGATGGATCAGTTGGTGGCGTACAGGACGGAGAGGGGGGATCGAACCGTCTCGGATTTGATTAACGAATTACTTTGCAAGGCCCTCGCAGCAATGAGGGCCCTCTAGAACAGGGGCACAAGTGGAACACCAGAACCCAGCAAAGGCACTGGCTCATGTCGTAATGACTGCAGCCGATGCCGAATTCATAAAGAGTGGAGAGGAAAGGAAGTACTCCCACCGTGTGAGTGGGGTGGGTAGGTGTATGCGTGAGGCTGTCCTCCACGGGATGGAGATACCGCAGAGCGACCCTCCCAAGGCAGAGTGGGGGACCCAGATCACATTCAACCAGGGGCATGATGCAGAGGATAGGGTCCTCGAGTACCTGCGTGAGTCAGGCATTACTATCGCCTGCGAGCAGATGGCAGTGGAGTCGACTACCCCTATGGGGATGAAGCTCCCTGGACATATCGATGGGATCATGATCATCCCTGACGACATGCCAATGGGTGGCCACTGGTACCTGTTCGACGTCAAGACCATCAGCAATTACGGGTACAAGATGGTTGTCGAGAAGGACAAGGCGAGTGAGAATCACCGCCGTCAGCTGGGCATCTACAAGCATGCCGTGGTTAATGACGACCGCTTTGAGGAGTGCAAAGGGCAGAAGGTCAAGGACCTGACGTTCAATGAGGTTGAGTTCGGTGGCATGCTTGTCCTCTACCATCCCAAGGAGAGGCCAGTGGTGGGGTGGGGTGACAAGAGGGAGGAGCTGGATCGCCTCCACTTCGTAGCCTTTGACGTAGACATGGCGGATGCCGAGATGTATTTGGATTTCTTCGACGAGATCCAACTTTACTTGGATGACGGTCGACTGCCCCCTATCCCTGATTCCGGGGATGAGATGGTGTGGGGTGGCTACGATACCAAGGCAAAGAAGTACAAGGCACGTCGCTGTGATCCTAGATGGTGTGCTCGATACACCGTCTGCAAACAAACCGCTTAGGAGGGAGAAGGATGAAGAGGAAAGAGCTGGACCCAATCATCAAGACGGTCCTAAAGAAACACAACATTGACGCTGAGGAGGCGTGTTGGGATTGCAAGGGAACCACTGTGATCTACCACCACTACCTCGAGAGGTTGGCTGAGGCAGAGGGGATCATCTTCGACCCACCGCACGAGGTGTTCGTAGATGCACCCGGCAAGGGAGTAGTGGTCATGGTTACGGGTAGGCTGGCTGGCTCTCCATCCGTATGGAGCTATGGCGAGGCTATGCCGTACAACAACAACAACCCCTACCCCTTTGCTATGGCTGAGAAGAGGGGGAAGGACCGTGTCATCCTCAAGCTCATCGGCCTGAGTGGCCATGTGTACAGCGAGGAGGAGGCTGATGACTTCAAGAGGTCGAGGCCCAACCTACCTCCTCCACCTGTCATGTCAGTAGTGCCAACAGAGCCAGCTCCACCCATTGTCGATACATACGATGACAAGGAGGCCAGGGCCAAGGCTATCTACCGGTACCTGACCGGACAGAACAAAGGGGCCTCACGTAAGGGGATCATGGATGCAACGGCGATGACGCTGTCCAAGTTCAACGACGCAATCAGGGACATGAAGGAGAAGGGGATTGTGGAGATGAGTGGCAATAGGCGTAGTGCCAAGTGGCACCTCGCAAGCAACGCTGTCCCCACTGTACCAGAGGTGAAGGAGCTGCCTGTGGTTGTGCCAGACACACCGAAGACAGTCACCCCTCCACCCGCAACACCAGAACAAGAAGGTGATAATGGGAATGGGATTGACGAAGTGAACCTGTTTGTGGACAGGATGGTCGCCCAAGGAGTCAACTTCATGGACCTGTCGGATCGGATCAGGAGGATAACCGGTCACGAGACCGCGCATGAGGCACACAAGGCGGGGAAACTAACCGCTAATGTCATGCGTGCAATCGAGCAATTGGGTTGAATAAAGCAATTGGCTTGTTGAGGTGTGCAGTGGGTTGCTCTGCTGCAGACCAGGGGCACCCCTACTCGGACGCTTGTAGGGGCCGAAGGTGCGGCATGGGTCGCATGGCAGCCGGTGGAAACCGGAACGGCAGACGCCCCTGACTTGCTGTTAGCCGTCCCCATTCGGACAAGCCAGTAGGCGACACCTGCCTTGTGGTGTGACAGCCCGGAGAGACGGGCTTTACTTCAACCAAGGAGATAGAGGTATGGGAATTGTTTTAGATATCGCACTGCAGATTGCTGCTGAGGCTGCTGGCATGGCAGCTGATGCAGAGAAGCAAGAGAAAGGAAACAAGGCAGCGGGTACGCGGGTGAGGACAGCCACATCTGCGATTCGCAAGGCATGCAAGGAGCTGCGTGTCGTTTCATTAGACAGTCGTTAGACCAGGAGAACAACAATGGCAGATCTCAATCAGGTAATGCTTCGGGGACGGATAGCAGACGACCCCGAAATTCGTACGGTCGGAGACAAAGAGACGAAGATGGCGAAGGTAACGATCGCCACCACCGTATCTATCGGTGGGGACAAGGAGGTCACCGAGTTCAACAAGTGCGTGGCTTGGTCATGGGTAGCTGATGACTGCGATGACCTTGGCAAGGGCGATTTGGTCATGGCTATTGGTCGGCTTCGTACACGCTCATGGGAGGGTGATGGTGGTCGCAGGTACATGACCGAGGTCAACCTCGACAACATAGCCTGTGTCCGTAAGGCACGCAGAGAGGAAGGAGACGTGGCCTCCCCTTTACCACCAGCGGTCAAGGCTAATGGGTCTTGGCCATTCGTCGACAAGAGGAATGGCGTATCGTGGCCCAAGCCAGCAGAAGACAAGTGCAGCCATACCAGAGAGGCTGGCAAAGACCTCTTGGCAGTGTGGCATGACCATAGTGACCCAACCAAGGGTGGTACCTCCTACGAGCTAGCGGATGGCAAGTGGGAACCCTTGGCTGATATTCCCAAAGACGCTCACATCCCTTTTTAACCATGGATGTTCAATTCGATTCCAAAGAACTACTTGCGTCCAGAGCCTTCGCCTCCCCTGTGAGGCTTGGGATCTTCATCCACCTGGCCGCAATGGTTTCGTCGACAGATGATCTACGCATCATGCTAAAACCATCTGTCCTCGCTGAGCATCTACAAGCCACTAGAGGGCAGGTGGAAGAAGCTATCGGCAGCCTTGCCAAGCATGACCTCATCCGCTTGGACAAGACGGAAGGGAAGAGGGGTGAGTGGTTGATCGACCTTGGCCCCTCGTCCCACTTCCTTCATGGCGATTGGTCAAAGGCAGTGCCCACGTCTGTTCCTGTGAGGGAGCTGATGCAGGCATGGGACAAGGGGATGAAGGAGGCAACGGGGTCTCCTCCTATCCGCATGTGGAAGGACTATTGGCGCGAGAAGTCTGATTGGACAACCCTCTTTGAGGCTCTTGGCCCCACGATTTTCGTCGCCATAGAGGCTTACTTCCAAGACAGGGCAAACGCACAGTGGGACTACAACCTCACCGTCTTCTGTCGCAAGGCTCAATCACTGGCTGAGCTGGATGGCAAAAGAGCATGGAGGACGTGATGTCGGGACCGAGGATTACGCCGAACCTGACGTGGAGGCCAGAGTTCTACTTCCTTGCCAGCCTGATTAAGACACCCCGGTACATCCATAGCGTGAGCCGCCCGCAGGTCCTGTTCGCCAACGAAAAGCTCTTCTGCATATGGAGGATGCTCGAGCAGGCCATCAACCTTAGAGGGAAGGATGACCCCCTTCTCGATAACGTTGGCTTGGATGAGGTGACGCTAACGGCTGAGTTCAGTCGAGCTAGCCATACGGATGTCAGGAATATGTGGCCTGACTTCATGGACCCCACGATCAGAGGGGCTCCAGAGAAGTTCCACCGCATCCTCGAGTACTACGCTGCCGCCAGGACCATAGACCAGAAGGTCTGTGACCGCCTTGGGCAGCTCAGCAATGGCTCCATGGGCCCAGAGGATGCAGTCCACAACATCCAACGTGACCTCGTCAGCATCTACACCTCCGACAACTACATACCAGCTAACGTCAGGACCATGCTGGAAGGGGTGTGGGAGGCACGGGATAAGAACCCGACGACGAGGATACGGACAGGGTTCCATAGGCTGGACGAAACCATTGGAGCCCTTGTGCCTGGCTGCACCTACCTATGGGCAGCAAGAACCTCCCATGGGAAAAGCTCCTGGGTGGGCCAGGTGGTCACACAGCAAGCCCAGGCAGGTCATCGGGTAGGAGTCATAGGCTTAGAGGACTCGCCATCTGTATGGGCCTCTCGTTGGATGAGTAGGATATCCGGGGTACCTCTGCAAAAGATACGCGACAACGTCTTGTCTGCCCCCCTCAACGGAACCCCTCGCCTGACGGACAAGGAGCGTATAGCCATCATCGCAGCCACTAAATCATCCCACCTAGACAACATCACATTCGTCGATGCCAAGGGTGGCAGGCTGCTGGATATCATGCGGTCGATGAGTGAGCTGGTTGTGAGGCATGGGGCTGAGGTGGTGTGGATCGATTACTTGCAGGCTATCTACGCTGACTCGAGGGACGGTAGAAGTAGGCGAGACTTCCTCGAGTACTCGTGGGCCATGCTGGAGAGGGAGGCTGAGAGGCTACAGGTACCGCTGATGATCACAGCTCAGCTTAACAGGATGTGGGAGACTGAGCCCTTGGCTGTCAAGCCTGGGCTGAGGCATGTCGAATGGATGGGTGCAGCGGAACAGAAGTGCTATGTGGGTGCCGTTATCTACAGGCCATACAAGGACCCGCGCCTTTCAATGTCGCAGCAGAACAGCAGATTCAATGAGCTGATCATCAACATAGAGAAGTGCAAGCAGGGGGACAGCATCTCTATCCCCTACCACTTCAGCCCAGAGGCGTGTGTAATTCGGGAGAAGGAACGTGCTGATTCAAATTAAGGTTGAGCTTTTACTGGATGCCGAGGCCGACTCAACAGAGCAGGTCCTCCATACCCTACGGCTGCACCCCAAGAGAGCAGCCAAGTTCTCAATGGTGAACGGGTCTCGAGCCAAGCTCGTAGGGGCACGGGTCTTGTCTACTACCATTGAGGGAGAGAGGCATGACGAATGGGAGCTGTTGCCGTGCTCTGGGTAGTCGGCCTGTCTCTTCTCTTCATTAGCGGTGGGGAGATCTGGAGACGGTGGCAATCAGGAGATAAGTACAGGCAAGCAAAATCGTTGATTGGTGAAGACCCTTTTGCTAAGAGCGTAGTCGAAGCGAGCCAGAGGTTCTACGAGGTGAGGTGGCAGCACGTCTATGGCGCGTTGGTCGGCTTCATATTCATCATCTTAGCTGCTTTAGGAATTTAGATAATGGAAGAGAGTAGGATATTCGACCCGGCCCCACAGGCTGGAGTCCACTGGGCATCTACCCAGGCACCACAAGAGCTATCGAAGTTCACCATCAGAGAGAGGGCGCTGCATATAGACAGCTGCATCTCGGTTATCCACCAGGCCATCCATCCCTTCATAGGCATGAAGAGGCCAGAAGGACAGTACGAGGAGATGGTCCCCAAGCAGATCCCAGAGGGCCTCTATGCTGCACGCAAGCTCCTCACAATCCTCGAAAGCATGTCCAGTGATTAAGATTCGGGTAGATGGCTCCCGCCCACCGTCCATGGTGAAGGAGCCAACTAAGATGCGGGCATGGAAGAAGGAAGATCCAATCTGGCTACTGCGCCAATGCTTCGCTAACAAGCAGCGCAATCGCCACTGGCGCTCAGCTCATGCGGATAAAGCCAAGTGCCTATTAGCACTAAGGGCTATGGCTGAGATTGAAGGGGAGGCAGTAGCACCCCCTGCACTGGTCATCTTCCGCCATTGCCTGACCCACAAGCCAGACATAGACGCACCTATCAAGGTGATCCTCGATGCGTTCCAGCAGGACATGCTGACCACCGGGGACGACAAAGATATCGCAGGCCTCATCGTTGTGAAGGAGGTAGCTGCACCCAAACAAAACCCATTCGTTGAGGTCATCGCCTTGTCTATTACGGATAGCCCGTACGAGACGCAGTACATGGCCTCTGAAGCCCTCGCCTCCCTCCATAGGGTGTCGAGCGTAAGCAAGGAGACAGACAATGATTGAGTGGATTCTAGGAAGATTGGGGATCAATAAGCCGGTGTACTTGCAGATTGATTGGCCGGATGGCTGCAACAAGGAGATGGTACGCCACCGCATCCTCAAGGCAGGAGGTAGCCTGCTGTTGGACGCACCGTTCGGCGGTCATGATTGGGCCAGGTGCGAGAACAGGATGGCGGAAGAGGCTGTCAGGAATGTCTTGTCTGACCACGACTGTGTGGTGTGGAGGGGAGATTACATGGAAAAGGAACTGTTCGCTGACAGCGAGGATGCAAGCCTCGACGATGCCTTGCTTGGATGCTCCCTCAAGAGGGTGGTCTAATGGGAGATCGAGGGGTCGATGGTGACGAAGACGGGAGTGCTCTCCCCAAAATGAGAGGTCAGGATCTTCTCCTCGAAATAGATCTCCGCCTGTTCATGGGTCATGGAACTCTTGTTCATGAGGATGGCAATCACACCGTCCCTGTCGTAACAGGCAACGCTATCAGCGAACCCATACCTCTCGGCGTACCCAATCATCGCCTCCTCGAACCCGCTAAGGACGATTAAAGGCACTTCGTTTTCTACGACTGATTCTTGCGTATGCCTCACGGGCATCTCCTTCTTCCTTGTCGCATCAACCCTTTCGCCGTTCACTCTTGCCGGGGTCGACATCCACATCCATCTCAGATATCAGCTGCCTACTCATCTCGACAGCCTCTCGAAGGGACAGCTTTTGCCTCTTGTTCATTTATCAATCACCACCAAAGCACACGGCCAGGTAGCAGGAAGCTACCGCTCCCACGGCTTCTTGTTCGGATTCCAGGCGGTCAACATCCCTAACACACGCTCCCACCACCTCCAGATCCTCTTCGCCAGTACACCCAATCCCACCGGCAACCACATGATGACTACCAACAACAGCCACAACCCCAGTAAACAGACAAGTGGCAAGTCCTCGTCCCATGCACGACGCAGATTGCCCCACCAAACACTGGCTAAGGCCATCAAAGTCTTCGGTCCTTCTTTCCTCATTGCATCCCCCAAGTGCCTGACTCGCACACGCTAAGGTGGTGTGCAAAGCACATTCCCCTACAGTGATGATGCCGCCCTTTACAGTTGCACGCTGAGCTGCAGTGCAACCGCAGTTGGAGGCAACGGCGGCGAAGAGGATGAATATGAGGGGGGCTGTTGCGGATCGTATCATGGCACCACTGAGGCTCCAGGCCCAGCAGTTGGTGTGTCTATCGCATTAAGGATCTCACTGTGGCTAATGTGGCTAGGGCCAAACACCCTGTCCATTACCTGGTCTCCCAGGCCAAGGAACAAAGCGATGATGGTGACGACGAACAGGTAGAGCATCGATTGCGGGTTGGATAGGACGGCGCTCATCAAACCCTTAGGCGTCATCTTCTCCCTTACCGCATCAATCAGGGTGTCCATCTTCTCGTTGAGGAGGACGAGCTGGCCCTGTAGATCCAAGGCCTCCTCTTGCTTCCTCAGTATTTCCCTCAGCATTTCGTCGCTACTCATCTCAGCGCCTTCGGATATTTCAACCATTATGCTTTCTCCCTGGAGACCAGGGCCTTCTTGATCCTTCTAGCCTGTTCACTGAGGACGGGGTTCAGCTTATTGGGCTTGAGCATGATATCCTCACCGTCAGCTCGCCCCCCTCTGAAGAAATTAACGCTTACGGGACTGTACCTCAGAACAAGATCAAGCAATCCCTCGGTAGTCTCCGTCGACTCCAGGTACCCCCACCCTCTGGTGAGGGACCCCTTCTCCATTCGCCCCGTGCCAACCATAGCAGATTTCTTCCACCTCTGGACGCCCCTCTTGCCAGCAAGCCTACCCTTGAACTTCTTCGCAATGGTCGACCGACGTGTCCCGTACAGCATGGGCTCCATGCGGTCAAAGGATTTGATCAGGGCCTTGCTCATCATGGAGGAGAAGCAGTTGGCATACAGGGTGATGTCGGGGACGATAGCCTTGAACGTCTGGGCAAAGTGGATCCCATAGGCCTCCGGGTCCTCTGACTCGACCCACTGCTTTTCAGCGTTCCAATGGTAGCCGGTTACCCCGAGCTTCAAGCAAGTCCTGGCAGCTGCCTCAGCTTCGTCCTGTGCGTCCTCAATGGACGAGCAGTAGTGGAACCCCCACCCATGCACACCAAGGCCCTTGGCGGTAGCCCCTATGACCAACTCCTTGGCTTCCTTCTCATCGTAAGGGGATGTTCTGTCCATGATCTTCACAGAGATAATGTCGAACCCATCAATGTGGTTGAACCACATGGGGTCCATCATGTCCCTGCGCCAGACAGTCAGAATGAATTGAGGTGGGATGAAGCGAGGTCTGATAAAGAAAAAGGGGATACGCAATAACACGTTTACGAGACGTTTGGTTAATAAAATCCGCACCTCTCCCCCCTCACCAGACCCCAACTATTTCTTCTTTCGCTTGAGGGGGGCTTTCTTCTTGGGTTCAGGAGGGGCTGCCTTAGCCACTACCACCTTCTTTGCCTCCTCTGGCGGCTTGGCCTTGACCGGAGGCTTCTTGGCTACGGCCTTTGGCTCAAGAGCCTTAAGGCGAGCAGAGAGGGATAAAACATCCGACTTCAGCTTTGCCACAGACTCAACCAAGGTTGCAAGGCTATCAGCAACAACCGCTGCTTGGACGAAATCGGTTTTAGATAAACCCATATGCGATATCCCCCTCATTCCAACCCATGACGTAGCAGAGAATCGACGGGGTACCGGCAGCCGAGACATTCTGGAAACGGAAGAACGATACTGGCCCGGCAATCCTTTCTGTTCCAAATCCACCGTACTCATGGATGCCAGTCGTTGTTACGGTCAAGATAAGCTCTTGAAGTCCAGTGGGCCTAACAGCGTAGACATTAACCGAAGGGGTGCCGTTAGTGCCAAGGTCAGATACATTAATCTGAACCATCCAGTTGGACTTTGTGGCCCATCCAACGAAGTCAGTCTCGGAAAACGGACCAAGCCCACTTGGATTAGCTCCAGCTGTAGCTGGAATGGTGCCCTTGGCAGGCCCAGGAGGGAAGTAGATATCCCTGTTTGCTGCATTGATTAAGTTTTCAGCCCCATCACCCCAATTGCCATCACCGGCATTGGAGACAAGAGCCCGTTTATGTGAGGCCATCCCTAGTACCCCTTCTTCTCTGGGTTCCCTTTGCTACCGCCAGCGCTGCCGCTCTTCGACGTGGCCTTGGGTAATTCACCCTTCTTGTCTGACGCCTTGGGCGGCTCTACCTTGCTGTGCGAGTACCCTGGCAAATCGTAGCTACCTTTTCCTGTGCCTGGCATGACCTACCTCTCCTTGTGTTGGGGCTACCATAGCCCACCTGTTGGCTGTTGTTCAATCAATTGGTTGTTTCAAATGAGCAGGGATCCTTCCAGGCATCCTGATGTCGTATGCCCCATCCCTTCTGTCCTCTGGCCTCTTCTCTTCATATCCCTCTTCTGGGATATGGATCTTATCCATTAAGATTGGGTCCTCAGAACCCTCCGTCATGAGGTAATTCTGAAAAATTGACTCGTGGGGCTTCCCTGGGTTCCTGTTGTCAGCCTCTCTGTCCCATTCGGTTCGCTTCCGATGCTTCCCCCACTTGGAAATGAGGTCGTATGTATTGTCATTTTTGGGAACCAACCTAAAATCAATGCCAGTGTTGAGGCCAGCCCCCTCTGTCAGGTCCCAGTCCTTGTCAAGGATCCCGGAATCAATTAGCAATTGGTGGTAATCGTACAACTCACCGTCCTTGATCATGGAGTTGTAAGCCACCCTGTAATTCCATAGCGACTTAATCGAATCATTCAGGTACTTTTTCTGCAATGGGATAGAGCCTTGAAGGATTCTGTAGATGCCCATCTCAGCCCCGCCCATCCTCAAATGATTGTTTATGAGGGTGAATGCAGGGTCGTCTCCAGCGTTACTTAGCAGCCCCGGATCTATGAAAAGCCTCATCCCATATGCCTTCTGCCTGGCATACGGCAGGATCAGGCGATACACGCGGTCACCGTACATCCTCCTTATCCTGTGCGGATCCGCAATGGATGATGACATTCCAAGAATGCGGGAGGCGACAAGCGTTTTGTTCGTCTCCTTGCCCATAATCTCTTTCCCTGTGATGGCCGACCAGATGCTCGCAATGTCCCGGAAATTCCCAATGGCATTGTGAGTGCCTTCCCAGGCAAGGGTAAGGAGGCCCTTGGTAATAGTCATCTGGTCAATAACCCCACCGTATGGGTCTTTGGCGTCATGCCTCTCCTGCAAGTTCAGGTTATCGTGGATGGCGGTTCCCAGCCCGCCTGACATCAGGAAGGTCCGAAAGAAATTCCTCGTCAAATCCTTCCAGCTATCCACCGTTGGCAACCACTCACCCTTCTTCCACTTGATGGGGCTAAGGCTCGTACCCTCCATCCAGGATAGCTGACCAGCCTCCATAATTTTTGAGGGGAACATGCCAGGAAGACTTGGAGCCCACCCCTCGATAACCGTCGATAGATCTAACTCTAAATGCCCAATCTTCATCGAATCTCGCTCAGCCTCTGCCGGGGTGGTTGCGTACGATCTGCTTGTGTTTTTGTCGTATGTGACCAGCGGCATGATCTGTTTGTATTCCCTGCCCCTCGCAGCCCGGTTAAGCTCCTCTGTTTCGTAAGGCAGGTTGAGGGTATCGAGGGTGGCCTTGTTCAGAGCCTGGCTCAGGTGATACCACCCAGCGGCCTTGAGGGAATTCGTAGCCACAAACTCATTGGAAAGGAATTGCCACTTCAACTGGAAGGTGACGAAGGGCTCAGCAAGAGCCCATGGGGTCTGGCGAATGAAACCAATGATAGGCGCTACGTCGATGTAATCCATGAAGACCCTGTCAGCCATCCGGATAGCATCCTTCACAGTCCATCCGTGGTCTAACACCAGCTGATAGACGTATGACCCCTTGTAGAGGTCATCAATCCCTCCAAACGACTTGCGCTGGAAGTCATAGATCTTCCTGAAGCCCTCTGCTCCATACCTATGGAACCCAGCCTTCAGCTCACGGTCCATCTTGCCGGTACGCAAAGGGCTCTTCATCTGATCGAGGGAAATGAAATCGTGGAGCTTGTCGTACGATCCTTTGGCAAATCCCTGATCGAACATATCAACGAGGTTCTTGACGCGATCCCTGGATAAATCACCGATGTTGTCGACCGTATCCCAGAACTTCCCGTCAATGTTCATCGTATCCATCTGCCACCGAAGGAATTCATCCGGGACAACATTCGTCTCGTGGGAAATCGTCGCACCACCGTGACCCTGGTCGCGGGTTTCTTTGTAGATGCCCCTCAGCACACCCGTTCTGCGGAAGTGCATAGCGTCTGCCATGTACCGCCTGACATATTTATGCTTGTAGGGTATCTGAGCCATCTTGCCGAGGATGAGGCCGTTACCGATGATGGCCCGCATCATGGTCCCACCCAAGAACCGGGCTACCTGCCCCACCTTCCAGGCACCCAACGCTGCCTTGTATGTCTTGCCAACCACACCCATGAAGGAACCATCTGAGCTGCCAGACAGGACCTCCCCAACGACATGGATCTCCTTGAGGTATTTGACCGTCCTGCTTTCCAGCATCAGCCCCTTGGGGATCTCATCACCCCATCTGTAAAGAGGGTCGTCAGGAACCATCTCAAAGGACAGTCCCGTTTTCTTTACATTCTTACCCAAGGGAGCCTCAAGGCCAGCAGAGGTCACCTCGCCCTGGGTTCTGGCCAGACCATTCTCCCGGAGCCACACGAGCATCCTGGATACCGCCAGGTTCTTAGAAAGGCCCTGCATCGTAAGGGCTGCTGCTTCCCTGAAATCGAAGAGGCCATGGGCCAACTTCTCCTCAAGGGTCAAGTGCCCCCATTTACGCAGCCTATGGAACCTCTCGATGTGAGCTGGTATGGCTACCTTTGTGGCCTGCGTGGGTGATTGGGGCTTGCCCTTGTAGAACTCCAATATCCCGCTGGCTCGAGTAAGGTCATAGAGCATGGCGGCTGGCCCAAGGGGTGGCCTGCCTCCTGGAGGAACAGCCACTTCCTTCTTGGGCAAGGGGATCTCTTCAACCTCTTCCTTCTTACCCTTCTTACCCTTCTTGGCCTTTTTCGCCTTGACCCTTGCGGCGATAGCCATCCCTTCCGGGGTTGCTCCGTAAAGCTCCTCTTCTAGCCTTTCCTCACTCCAGCCCTTATCCTTCGCTTGCTTCTTTTTGGCGGCAATTTGATCTTGTAGCTGTCGTTTCCTAGCCAGCAATCCTTTCGTGATGGGGATCACCTTGGCGTACAAGAGGTCGTATGACTCGAGTGCTTCAGCGAACTGAGATTCAGTTACCTTCCCTTGCTTGGCGTTCCGGTACATATCGACAAGAAAATCAAACCCGAACTGACCATCGAAAAAATCACTCACCCATGAGGTCGACCTAAGGATGCCGTCCCCATGGAAGTCGTTCCGTAGATGCGCTCCCTTTACGCTCGCCACGTCCTGGAGCTGGATATTACCAGCCTCCGCTTTCAGATCATCCGCCCCTGTTTTCCTGCCAGCCGCCTCTTCCCTGGCAGCAGCAGCAATCAATTCGTTGTGCTTAGCAACAGAGGCGGCGTGGTATTCGGCTTGAATCTCTCCACCAACCTTCTCCTGCAAGGCACGGGCTTGCACCTCTCCCTTCGCTGAATTCTCAAATGAGTATGCAATCTTGCCGTCTTTCCACAGCACATTCTGGTGAGGGTTCTCGATCTGCAGACGCAGGGCATCTTTCGATATGTTGTACTGGGTGAGGAGATCCCATATCTCCAGCCTGATAGGCCTCAGATTGCCATTGGCAATGAGGAGGAGGGTCTTCTGGTTGTGGGTTAAATCTGCCCAGGCATAGCCTTCCTTGGGGACCACCTGCACGTTTTCTATACCACCGTAGATAGCCTCCTTTAATATCCCAAGTTCATTCGCCATGAATTGCAATTGCTCACGAGTCAACCACTCGTATCCCGCTTCGGTGTGGATCTTGAATTTCGTTTCTGCAAAATCGAACGAGACCAACTCAGTAGTGCCATCTGGCCTGGTCCACTCGAATTTGAAATTCTCCACCATCGAATGGGCAGCTCGTTGAGCCATGTCATTGAATGCAGCATCGGCAATGTATGACCCGTTAGACTTCAGGCCACCCCTGTATGCAGCCTCCCCTCCTGCAATCTCAGCCGCTTCTAGGATCTCATGAATATCCTTCATGTCGTCCCATACGCTGGTTCTTTTGGAGTAGGCCCTAAGGAGGGCTTGCGTCTTCTGGCTGGCTGTGTCCACCGCAGACCGGAATCTACGAAGGGTGTAGTGGAAATCTGGCCCCATCTTGCCAGACGTATTCAGAAAGGTCTGGCCAATAGCATCAAAAACTCGATTGATTGTCCTCTTGGATCCACCATGCTTGGCCATCAAGTAGATGATGGTGTCTCTGAAGTGAGCAGGCACGTTGACCACCGCAAATGGGTGGGCCATAAACTCCCCAACGGCGTAAATCTTCTGGGCAGATGGAACCAGCTGAGATGTCGTACGCCCCCTCCAGGCATCTAGTGTGTGGGTTGTGAGGAATCGCCGCGCAAAGAAATCATTAATTAGCCTCGAGTCCCTGTTGTAGGCCACGTCAGCATACGGCTTTTTGAGGACTGGCACATCCATGTTCATCGCCTCTGCAGCATCCCCCTGCTCCCGCCTGACGATCGTCACCTTTGGTGGTTTTCCCGCAGCCATGTCAGAGTATTTCGTGATGTCCGCATCGCTGAGCTTAAGCATTGCATAGGCCGACGGCTCCCTTACGCCGTTTTGAGCCATCCGCCAGGCCACATTTTCCCGCCTATTGCCAGCAATCCACTCCGATACGCTGACACCCTTAAGCTCTGCCAGCTTGCTTAGCGAATCCTCGATGGCGGAAATGGCTTTGCTTCGGAGGGACATCCTTCCATGGAAAACGAGTTCAGCGATCTCCTTCTTCTTCTTGGCGCCGAGCTTTTTACCACCGGGGTTCAGAAGCGCCCGATACACATGGGGATTGTCCACCCCCATAGCAGCAAGATCCCTGGCCCGCTGGCTCTCAGCTGTTTCTTTAATGTAGTTGGCACGTTTGGTGCGGCCCGAGTACCCAAGAAGGCTGGCAATCAAGCCCTGAACCCTAGCAAGCTCCGCCTTTCCTGTGCCGAGAAGCTGGCTCTTGGTCTTCTTCCCCTTCGTCTTCGCCGCCGGAGCAAGGCGCACTTCATTAAAAAATGTATCGAGATTGGAAACGACCGCCTCGTGTATTTGCTCCTTATGGAGCTGGTTAATTCGATCCGATTGGTCGAACCTTTCGGTGATCTTCACTGGATCCTTCGGATGCAAAGCCTCCCTAATTCCGGCCATCAACAATTTCCGGGAGACTATTTCAGTGGTGGTGGATTCGATTAAAGCCTTATCGCCTGAAGCCGTAGCCTCTTCCAGCTTGGCCTGCATCTCCGCCAAGCGTCCTTCGTGAGCAGCCATCTGGCTCTCCACTGAATTGTCGATCGTGATCCGCTTGTCTGGAGGAATGTCCTTAACCTCAATGGGCTTAAGTGGCTCTCGAGGCCATTGCTCATTTGCAGCATCCCTCGCCTTAACCAGCTTGTCCGCAAGAGCATCCTTCTTTTTTAATAGAGCTTTCCTTGTCTTCGGGTCCGGGATCCCGTCGATCTGATCACGGGCCTTGTCCAACTTCTCCTGTAGCTTGTCCGCAATCCTGTGGAGCTTGGTTCCCCTTACAGCCCTGTCCTGAAGGTGGCCACCTGCCTCCCAGACGCTGTCAGAGGCCCCCTTCGCACTCTTCCTTGCCTCCTTGGCAAGAGATGCCAGCTTGTAGTCCCAGGCTTGGGCCTCCAGAGGGTCTACGCGAAAGGCGCTTCTCGGAACCCCATCCTCAGCGAATCGCTCTGGCAAGGATTCCTTCACGCGACCGGGCTTATCCACCCATTCCATTAGCTCCGACAGCTTAGATCGAATCGAGTCGTATACGGGTCCTCCAGATGGGAACAATCCGCCAAGACGATCCACTGCATCCGATATGCTGTTTTTGTACTCAATGGGATCTGTGAATGAATTTATCTTTGTGGGGCGTATCGCATCAATCTGGTCAGCTAGACGACCAGCCCTCTCATGAATGCCTCGAGTGGCGTCAAGAAGGTCTTTTGATGTGGGAGGCTTGGGTGCCTCGCCAGCAGCAACAGATGGCATCTCTGTCTTGCCAGCATCGATAGCTGCCTGCTTCATGGGCAATGGCACGATCTTCGGTGCTGTATCAGGAATGGTCCTATCCAGGATTTTCTGCCCTGCTTCCAGGGGAACCAATTTCTCTCCAGTCAATTCGATACGACGTCGAATGACATCAGCCTCCAACTGAGATACCACCCTCAGCTTCCCACCGCCTCCTGGCGGGACCACTTGCTCTCCAACCGTCTTCGGCTTGTCGACCAGCTCCGTTTTAACCTGGTTGCCTCCTCTGAATTCTGTGGATGTGATCTGGCCATGCTTATGGATGTCGCTAACAGCCTCCTTGGCCAAATCAGAGACCTTAGGTGGATTCAGGGAATCCTCGTAGATCTTGGTCTCCGCCTTCATCTCATCCATGATCCGCTGCTTCTCAGCCTTGGTCATTTTGGGATTGTACTTGGACGCCAATTTCTGGAGGTTCAGCAACGACTCACCAGCAGCAGCCCAATTTCTCTTGGAGCCAACGGCATTAACGGCTCTCCTTCCAAGGGTTTTCCACCCAATTGCCCCCATGATCCACAGATCAAAGAGAAGGATATGCGGCTCTCGTTCCCACTTGTGCTGAGCGTATTCGTTGAAACTATCGTACCCCTCGAGGTGGGGGAATTCGCTCTTGAAAAACGAGAAGAGTTCGTCGCTGTAGGGGATCCAATCGCCAAGGATGGTCGATGAAGCCAAGATCTCAGCAGGCATCCCAATGAATACCTGCTTGGAGAGGTTAAGGGTCTGATCTGCTAGGACAGAGACAAATTCCGGACTGTTCGTTTTCCACAGGGTATGAAGGAGGGCTGAGGCAATCTGCGGCCTGTTTCCCTTCTGCATCTCTGAACCAAGACCACCATCCTCAACGACCTTAATGGTCCTGTCAAAGCTAATCCAATCCGCCAGCTCAGAGATATTCTCAATCCCTTTTGGTTGGCCGGGTCGAGGGACGTACCACTTATCCCGCTCGACACCATAAATATCAGGGATACCAACCTCAATACCCGTTAGCCGAACGTCAGAAGGCGCTCCCTCTGGCCACATCTCCGGGTTCCTGCCATCTGATGTCGCCTCCCAGATGTTCTCCGCTTCCTCGTAAGCAGTCCCCTTCTCGTTCTTCCATCCGCTGTAAGCAACATCGATATACCCCATGCTTGGATTCCAAGCTCGAGGAATGTTGGCGACAACTGGAAGGAATTGCCTGTCTTTCCATATGGAATCAAATTCTAGAACCTCGCCATGGATACCCACATGCAGACGGTCTTTCATGTGCCCGTCTATATTCTCCTTGGCCCTGGCCAAATTCTCAGGAAGGAGGGCTTCAAGGGTGTCGGATGGACGCATCTCAGCAGCGCCAAGACCACCGTTCCTGACGGTAATTCTCCCAACCTTGTCGAGAATACCGAACATGCCAAGGGTTCCGGATGGTATTTGCCAATCCACCTCTTCGCCGTTCCCCTCCTCGAAAAGAGCGGTCATGAATTTTTCGACATTTCCTTCTGTAAGGGTTTTGCCTGGGTTATGAAGAATGCCGGCAACATGCTTCGCCTCTTGGAGGTTGGCCTCCTGCCTGAACTGAGGGGCAGATGGCTCTCCATAAACGGTAGCGCCACCATGGAACACATCTGCGTACAGAGCGATGACCTCGCTAAAGACCATGGAGGGGAGGATTGTCACCAGAAAAGCCCCGAACGACAAGATGGCACCAACTGGATCCTCATGAAGATCTGGCATCCCAAGGATAATGTCGTGCGGCTTCACCTCGAGGGTGTACTGGACCAGATCCTTGGCCTGGCGTCTGGCCATGTCGTATTGGTCTTTGCCAATCGCTCCCCTGTGCCAGAGATGCTTCATTTCCCTCTCTAGCAGGGCTATCGTTGCATCCTCTTCACTGGCATCAGTTAGCTCCTTCTCTGTCTCACTAATCTCCCTCACTGCCGCAGAGCCGCCCCACGGTCCACCTAGAAGGGTCCCCATTGGGGCTGTGGTCGTCTTGGTCTCCTTGACCGTCATCACTTTTTCTGGCTCTCTGCTGCCAAGGAATTCCTCGAACCATGCGGATGGATCGGTAACGCCCTTTGTTTGTTCAAGGTACTGCCACCGTGGACGAATTAGAGTTGTCTCCCTAACCAGGCTTGTAGCGAATTCCTTAAGCAAGGGAATGTCCTCTGCCGCATCAGCTCCCCTTGTGTGGTTAGCTTCCAGCTGAGTCAGGATTTCCTTTCGGCGGGCACGACCCTTCGCCTGCTCATCTAGGCGAATGCCGTAAAGGCCTGTTTCTCCCTTGGACCCCCATTCAGATTCGCTGATCGCCTTCCTTTCCTCGATAGCAGCTCGCAATGTCCCTTCGTCGATATCAAACCCAAGGGCCTTCGGATTGAAGAATTTCAGCCCCGTGACATGGTCTAAAATCTTTGGACCCTTAAGGGCTAGCTGCATAGCCATCTCGCCCTGAGCCACGTAATTGTCCGCCATCTCCACAGCAGATGGCATCATCGCCTCTTGGGTCCGGTAGTCGTCGTACCGCTCAAAATCCCCAGGGGATAGGTACCCGTTGTGGTCTGGCGACCACGCGCCCTGCACGGAAGAGCCTGGCATGTTGGTATCTGGCCAGGAGGGCTCATCGTGAATGATGCCCTTCCCCATCATGTGGTCTTTTGTCGGCGCTTCACCCACCTTGCTTTGATGAATGAACAATGGCTTAACGTATGGGAACCTGCGCGGCCTTCTGGTCGCAGACTCCATATCGTAAGCAGCCACATCCTCTGGGGTTGTCTCAGACGAGGGCATAACAGATGGTGCTGGCTCATCCGGATCAGCTGGACCTGCTTGCTGTCCGCCAACCATCTGCTCTACATTGGCTATCGAATGCTTAATGCCAGCTATAATGCCAGCCATGCCCCCAGAAACCCCTTCCAGCGCCTTGCCTGAGGTCACCACATCGGCTTCGCCCAGAACACCCTCTACGGCAGCGTCAGACGCTTCTGCGGCCGAGGCCTTATCCTCAGCCAACACCCTCTCTTTCTCTAAGACAACGGCTTCGTCTGGCTCAGAAACCCTGTCCTGCTCCTCCCACATTTCCTGCAATTCAGAAAGGGGTCGAGAGAAATCCATAGCGGGGTTGTATCCCCCCAGATCGCTAGGCTCTGATTCTGGTCTATCTGCCATGTCATCGCTCAAAAGTCTGTTGGGTACCAATCTGCATTGTAAGCCTAAGGAGATCCATTGACGCCTTAAACTCTTTCAATCTCTGAGATCCAGGAGGAAGGCTCTCTAAAACCTTCTTCATGCCCATCAAGATTTTCTGCTTTTCCGGGTCCATAATGGTTCCGATCTCAGAGTTCTTAATGGCAAATCCCACTATCGTCTCCTTCAGCAGGGCAAACTTCCTCTCATCATAATCGGCGTTATCCTTGAGCCACCCATAGCCTGCATCGCTGGATATGAACGCAAGGATCATATTCCCAGCGTTATGCTTCGCATTGTCCTGAAGGATATCAGCTGCATCTTTGTAAATGCCACCGGTCGCCACTTCGATGAAGGTCTTGTTGTTCCCGTCTGTGACCTTGGGATTGACAAGGGATACGCCGCCAATTTCAATTATGTTTATGGCCTCTACCGCACCAACGCTAGAAGCCACCTGCCATCGATCGACCTTGTCCCAAGACACTTCTTTCGCAACAGATTCAGTGGCCAATTTCGCATTACGGGCCTTGTCGTAATCATCTCGCAGAACTTCTTCCCGCGTCCTTGTCGCTTCGTGGACGTTTTTATCTCCACCTGGTGTGGCAAAGTATCGACCGATGCCGGGATTGTAGAGGTGTTCCGTGAGATTCGGGAAGGCATGCGGCCTGGCACTCTTCGCTTCCATCCTATCCTCCGCAATTACCGCCTTACTCATCGCTTCCATGTCTTTAAGGACAAGCTCCACATCGACATCAACGGATCCCACCCTACCAATCAATGGGACGCCGACTCCAGCGCCACGGTGCGCTAAAGCCTTCTCGATAATGTCCCTGGTTATTACCTCACCCTTCGGGAGCTGAATACCTTTCACGTAAGCCCTCACCGCAGGCTTCAAGGTCCCCTCAACATATTCCTTTAGCTCGTGGCCCTGCAGCCCTATCGTCTTCCCAATCCCTTGGAGATCAAGGAAGGAGCTGATTGCGCTATTAATCATCCCATGGGTCTTCTGGTTCTCGGCAGCAAGATCTCTCGTCCTCGGCGGAGGAGCCAGGCCAGCAACACGCAGCTTAATGGGATCGGGCTCCCTGGTCAGATTCGAGACCCCAATCAAGCCCAGCCCCTTAAGACTATCTCCCCTGGACAAGGCTATCAGGGGGACATGCCCGCCGTACTCAGCAAAGACAATATCTCTCGGACCATATCCAGCCCTTTTGTGCTCATTACCAATGGCGTCCTTCCACAAACGCATGGCGTCGTACGTATTGTCTAACGAATCCCTCTGCTCTGGCGAGAGGTCATCTGGATGAATCACAACCGTCTTGTCGGCATACCCATCTGGAAGAATTTTTATGCCAGAGACCTCTCTGAGCAATTTGCCATTGAGCTGATGGTAGGCAACAGCCCTGTCGTCCGATTCACTCTGGATGCTTTTCGCTGTAGGAGGGGTGATCTTGGTTGGCGGTGCCCCTGTCACCTGGCGGAACCTGCCGCCTTTACCTAGATTGGCAGTGATGCCAAGCTCTATCTTCATCTGGGCGTTGAGGTTATCAATGGCCTTGTCTACACGGGATTTCCTTGGATCTCCTGGCTGGAGCGCATCTGACGCAGCCTCTAACCGGACAAGGGTGGTGCGAGCCTTTTCGTATCCAGCCTGAGCGCCTACAAATTTCTCCCGCTCTTCATCGGTGTATACCGGTCCCAACCCAGCATGTGGATATTCGGTTTCCCCCATCCTTGCCGAATCGAATTCTTCGCGCAGCTTTGTTTCAGCAAGCTCCTCGGGCAATACCCCTATCGAAGCGGCTCTGCCAGTCTCCCAATCTTGCCTGGCCTCTTGCCTGGCCTCCAAGGGTTTCCTTTCCTCCTTGTAATAGGCTTCAACCGCAGCTGGGCCACCAGCTACCCTCTCCTCTTGCCTGGAAATCCTCTTCCTCTCCTGAAGCTCCTCCTGCTGCCTAGCCGCAGCCTCCTCACCTCCGAATAGCTCCCACTTCGCCCAATCAGTACCAAGGGTCTTGCCAAGGCCAAACGTGGCCTTCAGGCCCTCCTGCAGAGCAATCTTCCCAAGGGCTTGCTTAAACCCCAGGTCCATCTGGACATCGAACTGCCTCTTCTGCTCAGCAAGTGATTCCCTCTCGCTTTCTCTACGCAGGTCCCATTTAGGCATTGGATCTATTCTCCGTTATTTGTGGGGCGTTCCGGCCTCTCCACCGCCAGCCTCTCCAGTGGCCATCTTCTCCGAGAGGGCTGCTGCTGCATCGCTGTACTCCTCCGCACAGGCCGGGATATTGGAAACATTACCACCGACGCACCCAAAGAACTCAGCAGCGAATGCGAATATCTCTTTCCCGTGAATCGCCTTGGACGCATCAGAGAGGTTCTCAAACGACTGGATAAAGGACAGCATCCCGCCTCCAATCATGTCATCGTAAGCCGTAAGGCTCGTGATGAGCAGATCGTTCCATGCCAGTTCAGACTGCTCAGAGATAGCAAATGCATCCGTTTCAATCCTAAGGGCCTCGAGGAGGTTATCCGACATCTCCTGGAAATCCTTGTCGATCTGTTTGATATGCTCCTCGGTCAACCGGAAGGTCTGACTGTCGTAGAACTCATTCAGCTCACTGCGCTTATCCATCAACCCCCTGAAAACCTCAACAGCCAAAGCGTTGTTGGCCAGCATGTGGTTGGATGATCCAAGCATCCCCATCATGGCGAATTGCCGATCTGTGTCGGCCATAGCGCTCTGGTAAGCAGTCGCCCCTTCAGCCTCTAGCTCTTGTTCGGCCTCACCTTTCTTTATCGCAATTTCCAGCTTGCCTTCTTCCAGATCTTTTTGCTGTGAGCCGAGATCGTCAGCCGCTGCTTCAGCTTTCTCCTGATGGAAGGGTTGGGTTCCCTCCTGGATATCCTCCATGAACCGGTCAGCATCGCTTTCTACAGCAGCACCAGGCGTGCCGGGATCACCCGGCTCCTTATCCCCGTACTTTTGCTTCCACCAATGTGGCATTTGACCTTCAGAAGCAAAGCCGTAGTCCTCTTCCTCTTCCTCTTCGTACCCTTCGCCGCTAAAACCATAAGCTCCAGACGCTATCATCTCCTCGTTATACGCAGTGGTATCGTTGTGCCCCATAGCTCCAGCCTCAGGAGACATCCCCTTTGACGTGTAATTGCCGTCAGGATGCTTATTAAACCCTTGCTTCCAATCCTCATAAGAGTCAGTTCCTCCGCCATCCAGATATTTCTGGTACTCCTCCTCCATTTCGTCTTCAGTCCAATATGTAATTCCATAGAGGGGTGTAGTGTGCTCCCTCGCAGTATCGAGGAGTGCAGGATCAAATCCTGCTGCAGTAATCTGCCTGGCCACTGGCGTAGGAAGGCCTTCTGTGATCCTTTGTCCCAACCCACCGGCTGGTCTTGCAATGGGGGCAGCGCCTGTCATCTGCTGGGCTCTTCCGAGATCCGATAGGTTCGAGATCCCCATCGTCTGGTTCATTGCCACCAGATCCGGATGAGGCATCCCTTGCAGCATCTGATAGCCAGTGGCAGCAGGAGCTACTGTGGGTGGACGTGTCACCATCACACCCTCACGGCCTGGCATCATCCTCTGGGGAGCCGCAGGACGGGCAGGGCGGGCTTGCGGGCGTGCGCGAGCAGCCGGGCGAGGGGCAGGTCTTTGCGGAGCTGCAGCTGGGACTCGAGGCATCTGTGGGGCCAAGGGCATGTTGGGGTCCATGCCGATGCCAGCCTGGCGCTTACGCGATGCCATTTCAGTGCCAGATACAGGCACGGCAGCTTGATTACTAGGTCCCTTTGGAATTCTGTTTGGATGCCGTGGCATGCTATACCCCTCTAGGCTACGTGAATCGTCTTGGCGGTCATCCGCACATGGACCTCTGGAACATCTGGCCCGCTAGCCACCACATTGTACGTGCCAGAGCCATCTCCAATGTTTACCAACCTAACACGGAACCATTTAGAGGCAGGCACATTTGCATTGGTTACGGACACCACCAGTTGGACCGGAACGCTTGTCGGTGCCCCAGGGACAAGCAACGTCCCGCTGGCAACTGTCGTCCAATTAGAAATAACGGGGTCAAGAGAGTTGGCGTACTCCAGAATCAGGGTCCATGTGTATCCAGCAGTCCAGTGGAAGGACTGAAACCACACATCGCACGACTGAATCCGATACGCCGCTGCATTCGTCCTGCGAATGGAATTCGTGAAATGATTGCTTCCGTTAACCAAATCATTGTACGAATCCTTGGCACCAGCTATCCCAGTGTCGAAACGAGAATCGGCCAATCCAATAGTCCGGACAGTTGACGCGCCACCTGCAGCAGGAATAGGACCAATCTGGTGGCTTTCCCAGCTATCCCCTCCCCATTCCACAATCGATTGCGAGTACTTGAGATTCGAGTGATCGATGTTGCCGTTCACCAGATTCTGAACAACAGCGAACTTGTCGTTGTGCATTGCAGCCGTATGAATGGTGCCGTCACTATCTGGGGGGATATTGATAATCGCCATGGTCCTCTACCTAGTAGGCCGCAAAGCCGATGCTGAGATTGTTCAGGGTTGGTTGCCCAGCCCCAGAGTCCCCAACCAAGTGGGCACCGCTCGTGTTATACCGAATCCCGCCCATCGATGAAAAGTGATTCGTCATCACCACGCAATCGTTGCATCTCGTGGCAGCGGAACCGGTTCCTGTTGAGAGCAAATTCACCGAATATCCCGATGCTCTGTTAATCCCAGCCGAACGGCAATTGGTGATTAGGGCGTCATCGCAGTCCTGAAGAGCCGCCCCATTTGCCCCGAATATGAAGGCGCAATTGTTGATTGTGACCTGATCGCAATTGACAAAGTACAGGGAATTTCCGGTGGCTCCAGGCGTAAACTCAAAGACGCAGCTGTCGATGTACAGGTTGCGTACGCCAGGCCCACCGCCGATGAAGGATGTAAGGGCGTTACCCCCGTCCTCGAACTTCACCAAAGCAAGGAAGAAGTCATCCCCCGTGACTTCCATCAGCGATCTATCGACGAGCTTATTGGATCGGAAGATCGTCTTGGAGCCAGAGCCAATAATCGTCACCTTATCGTTGACGATGTTCATTGCCCCATTGAGGTCCCACACCCCAGGCCCCAGGTACAGGGGAGCTTCCCGATATCGCGGATTCGATAGCTGATTAGGAATGTGCGTGTCTGGACCCCATCGATACGGAACCCTTCCCTCTAGATCGTAAAGCCTTCTGCCTACCGACGCAGTCTCAGAGCCTGGCATGAGCACAGCCAGCTTCTCTCGAACAGGGTGCCTCATCAGGTCATTACCTTCCCCGAGGCGCTGGGATTGCCTCCGTCTCTCTGGGCCCCTCCCTTAACCGTTCCATGGATACGCACTTCTACGATCTTCATCTTATGAGCTGTAGTGGTATTCACACTTGCACCGCTGCCGCCATCCGTTCCCTCTGAAATGATGTCGACGATAATAGACCGGGCCTCGTCATCTGGGAGGTTTAGACGCGCATATGCCTCGTGGTACTCGCCAGACATGATGGGGCTACCCGTTCCAGTTGGCAGAGCACCAACCTTGATCGCCTCTCCATCCACAGTCCCAATAATCGAATTCGATACCCTGCTAGTCCCAATACCCATGTTGTCCATCGTCACATCGAAGTACTCATTGCTCGTGGGGACAATGTGAAGGGCCTCGCCTTCCGATTGGGCGCTTACAACCAGATTCGGAACAGTGTCGGTGGTATCCTCGTCGTTGCGGAAGATCTGCTTCTTGCGGATAGCCACGTCTGTGTAGATGGTCCTGCTATCCGCATCCACCCGACCCGTCCTTCCAAGGCCTATCAACACATTGAATGCCCTGAATGAAAGGGTATCTGTCGAATACGGGCCATCATCCGGGTAATCTCCTATCACTTCAGACAAACGACCATCGATAGTACCTAAAATAGCCCTTCTCTTGCCTCCATACTCATGAGACGTAGCGGCTGTAATGTGCCACGCATCGCTGTATGTGGTGGGATTTATGGATACATCCACAGGGGGCTTGCATATCCCAGTGTGAGCAGTACCGCTCCATGCATTGGCAACCCACACACCCCCAGCGCCCGTGCAGTCCCCTGATGTCGTCTTTGTCGAGTAGGTGTTCGTAAGGGCTTTGCTGTTGCCAGCATCCTGTTCCAACTCCTCTTTGCCAGACCAGATGGCCCACTTGCCAGCAGCCTCCTGCCCTCCGCCCATAAAATCAGAAAAGTTCCACACCCAACACATCGATGGCCGATCTCCAAATCCCTGAGATGGAAGGAAGACCATGATCTGCTGCCTTTCATTATCGAGAACGCAGTGGACATGGTGCAATGCGAAGAGGTTCACATGAAACGGATACGCGGTATCCCGCATCTTGGCGTGGGTAGAGTGGGTAATCTCCGGGTACTTCTCAGAAAACCACAGGGGATCCATCTCCGCACTGACCTTGTTCACCGTGATCCCATCGGTAGCGAAGCAGCCGGTATCAGAGACAAAGAATACCCAATCGCCAAACCTCACATGAGCCCGATTGCTCACCAGTGAGTGGGATGAAATCTTCATGACGCTTGCGTCTGGATAGCCCTCAATAACCGATATTCCGTTTCTCGTGAATACGATGATCCTGGCTTGGATACTGCTCATCCCCACGATTTCAGAGTCGCTCATCCATATGAAGGCACCCTTATCTTCAATCGGAAAGCTCTTGGCATCACCAGGATGAGCAACGCTAATCACCCCAGGATCTACCAATATAGAGGTCCTCATAGGTCCAATAAGCTCTTCCGCATTCAGATCGTTATCCACGGGTATCGGAGCGGAAAGGGGCCCTTCCTTGGGGACCCTGAATCCACTAGCGAACATTTGGTTGAAGATGTGATGAAGGCTTGATGGGCTAAAGCCGCCTTCCCGATACGACATGATGAGATTCTTCACGCCTACCGTCAGCGCCTGATCATCGCCAGTAATAGTAAATATGTCGTTCGTCGACCATTCAAGCCGGAAGTACTGGCCATATCCATTGCAGAAATACAGGCTCCGGCCTGCCTGCGCGAAGGAGTAGTAATGATCTTCTGTGTAAGGCTCTGGATGAATAGAAGACGACCCGCTGTCACCAGAGCTTGGGTCTATTGATGGATCGCTAAGCCTCCTGAGGTAAAGCAGCTTGGGAACAGGAACCGGAACGCTTGTCAGGCGACTATCCAGGTCCAATATAACCATCCTCATTTCACTACTAGAGGAATGCGCATATATGGCAACAAGAATGCTGTGCTCGTATATGCTGAATACGGAGAGGCCCATCACCTTCCCGCCAAGGTTGTAAGCCCATCTCCTCAAGCCAGGGCGGTCCTTCCAGACCCCACTCTCTGAAACGTCAATGTTGTGAAGGAGGACAGGGGATTGAGGGTCTCTACTCTCCCTGACATCCATACCCCGCAAGGGGGCACCGAACGCAACCAAGGGCGGAGATGAGGCCTTCATCTAGTACTCCCATCTCATTGGCTCACGTTGAGAGGGCTGCTGACGCTGCCGCTGCCTACACCCCATCTTCAGGTTGGTGTCGTACTCACCCACAGAGTCCACGTACAGCCTCTCGAGCTGAGACGTGTCCTCACCCTTCGCGCTCTTTGCAGCAATAGCCGCCTTCAGAACGATAGCCGGGTGGAACTGTGGCAACTGTCCGAGAAGCAGCTCATCGCCTTCGTCAGACAAGACAGGTAGCTCAGTGGGGGTCCACCGCATGTAGATGTACAGATCTGACCTTGGGAAGGGTCGCAATATGAACTCGTCGCCAAGGTAGAACCCCATGTACGATGCGTACGTTGAGCTAGCAATGTTGAGGTTGAAGGAGGCTGTGCTCTGCGTAATGCCTGAGCTAGACCCAAGGCTCCCCGTGGCAAGCGGTGCTGCATCCAGGTCTGTCCTGCGAGCCATTTCGATCTGACGAGGGACGTTGTTTGGGCCAATGCCCTCATCAAGCGTCAGTTGACCCACATACCAGATCCCAAGAGGCCTGGAGCCAATGAGGTCATGAAGGATGACGTTCGGTGAATCCGCCGGATACGTGAAGCGAGACGTCGTGTGGAAGATGTCGGGTCCGTACTGGACTATCCGATGGTAAATGTCCTGGTTCGCATCAGTAAGGGCATCGAGGAGCCATTGCTCCGTCCACCCACCACTACCATCCACAACGCCCCGGCGCTGAAGATATCCATTAAGGCGTCGGACTGCGTCTTGGACATTCATTTATCCCACCCGGTCAAACACCTGACCAAAGTACTTGCCACCCCTGTTGGGGCCAGTACCATCAGGGCCTAAGCGTAGGCCAAGGTTTTCGCCCATCGTCCGCTTCCAGACCCAGAACATCTCATCAACATGCCCCTCAGCTTCGCTGATGACGTCCTTTTCTCTGGTCGCTTCTTCTTGGACCCTCATACCTTCCAAGCGATCGAGGGCGGCCTGTCGGCCTTCCCGCCAGTCGAGAACAACCACCCGGAGGGCATCCAGGTGAACATCTCGAGGAGCAGAGAAGGTACCGACAGAACCGGGGTCCTCAATCGTCATTACCGTAATGACCCGATTGCGACCGGGATGAACGGAACACGGGGGCTTGTCGCAGAAGACGATCCACTTGTTCAATGCCACTCCATCAAAATTCTTCTTGATGAAACGCAGGTGGAATCGCTCCCCAGGCAACATGTCCCCGAATCCATTAGCCCTCTTCTCCCAATCATCATACTCGCCAGCAGTGCCGTCGCGCACGATGTTGGAAAAAAAGTCGTCCTCTTCCCGGTTAAGGTCGTCACGGTTCTGAGGCGTTGTAGCTACAATCGGTTCCATTAGGTCGAGTACTGCTTCCCGCCAACAGGCCGAAGTGCTGCAGTAACGACGTAATCACCAGCAGAACCCCCTGCATTGTCCTGGTTGAATACCAAGAACTGGTCCTGGCCCACAACATCAGCAGCGCCATCGGTGTACTGAGCCGCCTGAGAACCAAGGGTATACGAGATCAAGCCCGTGCCAGTACCGCCGTTGTCCTCAAGACCAGCGCCAACACCATTCAGTTGAATCTCGTGAACCACAGAGAGAACTGGCAGTTGCGCCAATGTAAGGACCCTTGATGTGACAAAAGCGTTCGTATCAACAGCCGTTACCGCCTGTGTCGCTACATTGCGAGCGTACACACCAACCGTAAACGCACCACTGTTACCAGCAAGGGCAACCTGGGCATAGACCCAGAGGGACTCAATAACCCACTGGCCTCCCCACGTTGTTGGGTCCAGCATACCTGGGAACCCATAACCAGCGGTGGCTGCGCTGGCATCAACTACGTAGTCGATGGTGCCGTTAACAAGATCATCCTCGCTATGGTCTCGCGTTACCCCACAGTCCAGCAGCATTTGGTTGACGTTCGTCGTATCAACGGTCGCGCTAGCCATGGTGTTCAACCGGATCGTTACCGGTCTAAGGTAAGCACTTTGATTGCTCGACCCCCGTGGGCCTGAGCGCATATTATCATTAGCCATCTTCTCTTCTCCTATTAAACAAAAATGTCAAATGTCATTTAGGCATCAACGTCCCGGTTAATTTCAGGCGCTAACTTGATCCAGAAATATCCAAATCCAGTGCCAGCACTTGCCACCACTTGATAAGTCAATTGTTGGCCAGAAATAACCCTTGGAACTCCCTCTGTATCCAAGCTAGCCGCAGTGAATGCCCACGTGGCCGCACCGCCCCTGGATGTTGACACCGTGGCTCCCTCTACTCCAGTAGCCAGGTCTGGACCAGTAAGCACGGGAATTCCCTGTGCGGTGATATAATCAACGCCCGGACCGGCACCCGCCAAATTCTCAATGGTGACCGTCGTTCCAGCAGCGGTGGTGGTATTGGCTGTAAACCCAACCTCCAACACTCTGAAATTACGACCATTGAAGAACGGCTGGTCTGGAAAAGCCACCGCAGCACCCATTGCTGAAGTAATGTTAAGCACGGGGCTTACCAAATAAACAGCCGCTAGTTCATTCGCCACCTTATGGGCATCTCGAAAGCTAGTCATTTGCTTTCCTCCTTAGGAAAGACCGGGGGGCGGTTAGGCCCCCCGATTATCTCCTTAGGTGAAGATCAGCCCGGTGGGAACGCGGATGTCCTCTTCCTTGCCCTGTGTACGTGGATTCTCGCAAACAAGCTCGAATTCATTGTACGCAAAGGCCTGGAAGGCGAACGTCCCTGGAATCTGCTTCCAGATGGCTCCTGTCGAGGTGTCCCAGCCATAATCGCCAAGGCGCACGCGCTTCATCGCAGAGCGATCGAGAACGTGGTAGCTGTTCAGCGGGTGGCTTCGAGCGGTCTCCCAAGGGATCTGCTTAGCTCCGTACTGATAGGCAATCGTTGTGTGCCCCTTCAAAGCCTTGAGATCCGTCTGCATGTAGACCGGGTCGATCTCCTGCAGGTAGACCTGAAGCAATGAAGAGTGAGAGAAGATAACCGGGTCCATTTCCGATATGTCCTTCGGACCCAATTCACCCATCCGCATCAGCAATGACGTGATACGGAAGTGGTTGAAGTCGCGCAACACGTTGCCATTTCGCACGACGAAAGAATGCCACGACTGATTGGCTGGAGCGGCAAGGGTTCCACGGTTGATGCCGTGGTAGTTGCCGTTATCGCTGATGGCATCATTAAGGCCTGTGACCGAACCACCGAACTCATTGCCGTTGGCATCACCCTCGACAATAAAGACCTGGCCAGCTGCCGGAAGAATGACCTGAACGTCAAGCGTAAATGTCTGGTTGGTCTGGTCAACGGTAGCAACGATAGCTGTATCGGCTGTGCCGAGGTTAAGCTCAGTTGCTGTCCCAATCGCGACCTGCATTCCAACCCGAAGGAACCGAGCGCCCGCATAGGCGTTCATGTAAGCCTTAGGGCTGGCAAGGTTCGCATCACATTCACGCTGACGAGCCCGAATCACTGCCCCAGCTGCAATCACGCCATCTGTCGCTGCAGAAGGGTCTGTCAGAGCCGCAACGAGAGCGGTATTGAGAACAATGCCCAACACGCCAGAGTTGGCTCCGACCGTCCCTGGATCCACCGCTGCAGAGTCAGAGGTTCCCCACCAGTACTTCGGACCAATCCGATTGCGGTGGGAGTCCTTAGCGTCCATGACCAGCTCGTTCATAATCGAGCGGTACATGTTCGGCTTATCGTGTGCCCGAACCAGCTTTGGACCGGTGATCTCCACAATATCCATGTGGGGGAACAACCGAATCGCAGCCTCTTGGTACGAGGGCGGGTTGTACGCGGGAAGAACCGGAGCCTGTGCGCCAGCGCCTCTCCCGCCAATGAATCGGGAGCCACTGCCCTCAGCAGTCTTGTAGAGGTAATGCTTCGCATCACCGCCGCCCCAATCCTCGAAATTGATGGAATCAATCCACTTCTCGAGGTCATCGACCGTATCGAGGAGCTTGATGATTACATCAGCGTATGTGTATTGAAATAATTCATTAAACGCGCCGAATGAACTTTGAAATCCAGCGGCAATTGGCTTAGCGAGTGCCATGGTCTCTTATCTCCTGCTGTGCCCGCTACCGGCCTGTTGGCCCTGCGGCGAGCAATTGGTCCAATAGCTTCCCGGCCTCTTCGGTCGTCTCGGGAGCTTTGGGGGATTCGTTAAACCCGGCGGCGGAGAACACCTCAGGGATCGTAGCCTTTGACCGCGCCTTCTCCCGCCTATCCTTATTCCTCTTCGTTACTTCAGAATTGAAGTGGTTGAAGGATTTCAAGCGGTTTTTAGCGGCGCCCATGGCCACAACCTTGATGTCTTCTACCGGCCTACCGGCATCGTTCATTCGGCGGATCTCATCACTCGCATCCATCAACACAAGGCGCTCAAAATCCATGATGCCATCTGTCTCTGGGTGTGCGGAGCGGAAATCCCGTAGCGCGGAATCAATTTCCCGGCCTGCCGTTTGTTGCAAAGCGTCAGTAGCGTACTTCTCGGCTTGCTGCAGCCGCTGACCGTATTGCGACTCAATGGTCGACTGGATCAGCTTCTGCACGCTTCCTCTGTCCGTGAAGTCAAAATCTTCAGACATTTCTGGAATCGAATCAACAGATTGGGACGGTGGTGCGGCCTTCGCTGCTTCCACCTGCCCTTGGTAATAGGCAGCATTTCGCTGAACTTCTTCAGCATGACGATACAAGCTGTCGTAATTATTACGAAGCTCATCCGCATCTTTTGACTGCTGCACCATCTGATTCTTCAATTCCTCAATACGCTCTTCGGCGCTCTTGCTCATCTTTCACTCCCCTAGTGCTCTTTCCATTGAGACGGCCCCCCGTCCCAAAGGCCCTGTGAATCCCGATGCAACGGCAGGCGTTTGTGCTGGTCCTCTCGGCTGGGTGCCCCTAACACCCTCGCCCGCAGGACCCCCACTGGGGGGCTGACCGGGGGGCCCTCCACCTGGTGTCGGTCCACCTGGCATCATCATTTCACCCTCCAGCCCTGTCATGGGATTCGGGGCAATAGCTGCCTGGTGTTGTGCCAATAATTGCTCTATCTTAGATTGCTGGTCAACTGTAAAGTCCAAAAAAAATCTCGGATCACGCATTTGAGACAATAATGACTCAATGTGCTTTTGATGATTCATCCATGATTTGAAGAATGGAAGCTGACCATTCAATATCCGGCTCACATTCAATTCCGCAACAGCCTTATCCCCAGGCTCCTCGAGGTCTGTGAGGCGTGCAGCAGCTGGAGCGCCAAGGAGAAGCTCCATTACTGCAGATGCTTTGGGGTTATCATCCATCAGGATACCGTTGGCCGCTAATTGCATGACTGCGGTCCGTAACTGATTCGGAAATGTCATCGCAGCACTGCCTGGCACCATCCTCACCTCGAGGACATTAAACGGCCTACCGTCGAACTCCATCACACTCACCATTTTATCTCTGCCAGTCATCGCAAAGCGATAGCCAATGGGCAGATGGTCTTGAACAAGGCGAATGAGATGGAAGGCCTGGTGGCCTTGAGCTGTCTCGATCTCCTGAATAGTGGGTGCCATCGCTACTTGATTCTCTTCGAGGAGGCGATCCAGGTAAGCGGCAGAGTCCCCGCGTGCGGGCGTAGAGCCTCCGACGGGGGAAGCTGTCAGCGATAGCGACTCGATGTCAGCCATCGCATCTGAGCGCATCTGGTAGATGTGACGAGGAATTTCAGGCGGAATCATGTACGTAGGCTTTTCCTCACCATACGGCATGTACTTGTATATCTCGCCTGGACGTCCCTGGAAATTCACATCTGCTGCACCCTCAGGCACCAGAATGGGTGGATCTGCACTCCTCTCAGCTGCCCGAATCTCAATCCTCTCAACCAGATCGAGGCGCTTCTGAGCAGACCTGAGGACATCCGTTACGCACAACCCCCATCCTCGATCGGTGTATTGCCGGTCGCGGAAGGTGGCGTGAGGGTAGTCGTTGTAAGGCAGGGAGTCGGTCATATCGATGATCTGATCACCAATATGAATGCACCTGAACCCCCTCTTGTGATCTAGCCCGTGGCGACGACTAACGATTGGAGCATGGTAGAAGTCCCACACCTCCACCAGTGGTGACTCCTCAAATGTCCCCTCGTCCCCTCGCAACCCAAAGGAGCTGTCCAGCTCGCGGAACAAGAACGAATCCTCGTAAGAACGCGCCCCAGGGATGTTATCCATGTCCAAATCTGGGTAGTACAGCTCAATGAGGTCAAGGGGCAGGAGCTTCCTCTCCGCGTAGTTCATGCACTGGTCGACCGTAAGGTGACGCCAGTGTGGATCGGGGAAGAAGTTGAATGGGTGGACAGACCGGATCTTGGGAAGGCCTGTCTGCCAGCGCGAGGTCCTTACCCTCCTCTCCTTCTCAAATGGGAGGTCGATGATACTGGGCAACCCCTCCTCATCTATCTGAGGGATTTCCATATCATCGTAGCTTGGGGTCTCATCCTCTCGATAGGAGATTTCCTCAATCCATTCACCAGCGTTTTCATTCCACTGGGTAGCCCATATGCCGTTGCCAAACACCATTGCATTCAACAAAGAGGCGTGGTTCGCATACACGCTCTCCCTCATCTCCCAGAAATGAAGGATGATCGCGTTGGCAATATCAGCTCGCTTTCGCGCTTCCCTGTCGTTCCCCCTCGGGATGCACTCAGGCATCATGCGCGGGGACGTCAGCTTCGCGTGGTATTTGCGGAGCTTATCCTGTACCTGGGGGTTGCTGGACTCATCTGAGACAGAATCCAAAGAGATAGGACGCTGGCGACGAGGGTCGAAGACCACATTGGTAAAGCCTGCAGCATAGGCGGCATTCTCGTACCATCTCCACTCGAGGGGCTTGCGAGCCTCTTTATTGCGCTCAATCGCCTTCTTGACGTATGACAACGCCTTAATCTGTGTCGCTTTGGATACCATCTAAACCCTAAACCCTGGTGGGAGGGATCCATATGATCCCGCTGCAGTCGACCCATATGATTCAGCTGCAGATGGATAACGACTGCCAGCCATCCTTCGAGTAGGGCGAGTTATTTGCCTTACTGGACGCCTTGGAGGAGGCTTTGGGACTGGCCTATATGCCGTTTTCTCCACCAGCTCCGGCTCTTCTTCTGCCTGGCTACCAATCCATGCCCCTAGAATCCCAAGGCCCGCAGCAAACACAGGAGCCAAATACGGAAGGGATGCCATCAGACCAATGGTTCCAGTTCCAGCAGCAGTAGCGCCACCGCCAGCAGCAGCAGCTCCAAGGGCTCCTGGAGCCATTCCAAGGCTAGTCCCAGCCGATGCCGGCAAAGCAGACGATAAGGGTGGGAATGCCAATGGGCCCATGGCCGCTGACCCAGCGCCTGCTCCAGCACCTGCTCCAGCGCCTGCCCCTCCAAGACTGCTCACCAGAGGCTGTCTTGCCAACTGCTCGCCAAACACCACGCCGCCTCTAGTATATCCACGGTTAGCAAGGTAGTAGTTGGAGGCATCTCCCAAGAGGGTGCTTACTCCACTTCCCACCGCGCCGCCTGCAGCCTGACCCCACATCGTAGGGATTCCTGTAGGACCGCCTTCGACATCGTAATACTTAACGGGCTCAAATGGCATTCTTGGCATGTCTAAACCATCCGCTGCAATTGCGACAGATTAATTGCCTGGTAAGGGCCTCCCTGCTGTCTAGGCGCGGGAGAAGAGGGGAACCGCTGGGAAGGCACAGGCGGGGTAGGCATGCCCGCAACCCTCGGAGGCTGGTACTGGCCTTGAGAAGGAGCTGATCTGGGCATAGCTCGCGGCCCTCCCAGCGGACCCATTGGATATTGAGGGCCAGCTGACTGCTCAAAGACAGCCTGTCCTCCTCTCATCTGTTCCAGCAAATACCTCATAAACGGAGTCATCTCATCGCCAGGCTTCGCCCCAGGAGCCATCGGTTGACCCGGTTGTGTTAGAGGCATTGGGTCGAATTGCTGTGGTACAGGAAGAGCAGCTCCCCCTCCAAGTGTTCCGGACGGGCCCGCGTATCGCCGTTCCCGCAAAGCTCTTTCGCCAATCTCCTGATAAACCTCCGGTGGCAATTCGCCAAATGATGGGATGAGTGAGGTGTATCCAGATCGAGCGCGGAATAGATCCGCAGAAGAGGGAGAAGAGCCAGGAATCATTGACCCTGACGGAGGCGTAAATCCTGGCATTATTTCTCTCCTAGCTCTGGGAACATATCATCAACCAATTTGAGGAGAGCCTCGAGCTTCCCTTTTTGATTCTTTACCCCGCCAAGCACATCAGACTGTGGTGGCGATGGCGTTACTGGGGATGGGCGCATAAACGGCTCCCTGATCCCCGATGCTCCTGGGCGCATTGGATTGGGATACGAGAGGCCCCTTTGGCCCTGCATCTCCTTCATGAGCCTTTGCACAGACTGCATTGGATCAGACTGCATTGGATCAAACTGCCTGCCAACCATTGGCTCCATCCGCTCATGAGCCAAGGCATCACCAAATCGACCTCTAGCAGATAACTTACCAATCGATGAGTACCCACCTAGCCCTGATCCAGCCGCAATGATATCCATCAGCATTTGCAATTCACTCAGCTTTATTGATGGCTCTCGAGCAAAATCAGCCCCCGGCTGCCCCCCTCTCTCAATGGACCCAAAATCAGGCGGAGCTTGGTCCACCGATGGGAGGGATTTGCCAATCCCCATAGCCGCCAAAGCCCTTCCAATGGAGTCGTGGTAAGCCGGCCTTTCATTAAGATGATCTTCGTACCATCCGCTATAATTTTCCGGCTTATCCGTGCCTACCCCAAGAAATGGGGGCTGATCCCTTACATGCACTTCCTTGCCCATTACTCCAGGTCTCCTGGCAGTCTGCCACCCATACTCCTCTGAAAGCGTATACGGCCTGGGAGCCAATTCCCGATAAGGCAGAGCCATGAATGCAGAATTCCACGGGGAGTATTCTGGGATCGGGTGCGCTCCCTTAGGACCGGCTACCCCAGTATCTGAGGGGTCATATGGCATTATTGATAGTCTCCTATCCAGAAGGCTAGAGATTCATTACGACGTTTATCCACACCACGGGTATCCGAATCGCCTTTAACCATCTTGCGGAGGGCCTCAAATGTCAAGACGGTTTCCACGGCCATTGGAAACACCTTCCTGCATCTAATGCACTTACCCCCAGCAATCATGGCATGGCCACACTCATCTGAGGAGACCGAGGCCTCGGCTCCAGGGGATATCCACTTACCGCGATACGGCAGCTGCCTGTTGCCAAAAATAGCCAGGACCACACCAGTCACCTCGTCGTCATGGTAGCGGTCACCGGTCACCGGGTCTGTCCCCTTCATAGCCTCTGGGAGCATTCTGGATGATTGCTTTACAAACACCTCCAGCTCCCTCAACGTATTGGGGTTGCGGATGACGCAGAGCCCCTGCTTAAAAAAAGCTGTGGCAATGCCAACGGCTTCTGCTTTCGACCGTCCGGTCATACGCCAACCCATCAAGTCCGATGGATTCATCCTCTTTGCATTATCCGCAGCCTTGCGCCTGAATATCCTGTCAGTCGGATAGCACGTACGCAACAAAGCCAGGGCGGCGGCACCACATGAGTTCACCTCAGGGATCTGCCAGGCCATATTGTAGTAGGCCCCAATGGCTATCGCCTCGCTCGCACACTCCTCCGGGTAGCACTTCTCTCTGAAGTGAGCCACCTGTTCGAGGGTAGATCCCCGCTTGTAGACGTGGATGACGTTGTAATCGCAGTTGTCACTGACGCCTTCGGCGTAGTCAGACGACACCAGGTACTCCTCATTCCTATCTGGCTCCTCGTAGATACGGATGGGCCCATGGGTCTCTGGGGTAAAAATGAACATCGAGGGGTCTACCCTCACGATATCCCGGTTGACCTGAGCCATCATGGCGTCCTGGTCGACATCCATTGCCCGCCTGTCGCTCTGGTGGAGTTCGCCCCGTATCGGCGGGTCTTCCACGGCGATCCTCTCCCCTTGCGCGGCGATCTGGTTCATATCGAATATCGTAATGGCTGATGATAGGAACGCTTCCCGCCAGTGGGTGGGGTACTGGTTGCGGAAGACCTTGACCTTCCCATCGCAACGATCGGCAATCGCCCACCGCCGCCACTCAATCCACCCCATTGGATGCAGGGATTTCTCCCCTTCATCGGCAGACTTCTGCCACATGGGGATGATGTGTTCAGTCAAGAGGTCTATCTCGTCCTCATCCAGCGACATCTTGGCCGCATACCTCTCAATCCCAAAGTGGTCCTCACGCACCACACACTGCTGCCAGTTGTAAAATGCCTCGCGATTATCCCTCGTTGGCTGCTGCCAGCACTGCTGGTCGTCGTCCAGCCACCCAATGAACACCGGCTCGAACTCACTGCGCCCAGCAACAGCCTCTTCCCACAGCCTCGAGTACGAATCCCCTCGCCCCTCAGCTGTCGTATCGATCACAATCGCACCCGTCCCCCGCTTCACCGTGGGGAACATCTCCTTGATAATCGTCGATTGATTCCTGTACTTTGCGAACTCTGACAGCAAAAGGTACTGAATTGTCGCTCCAGTACGTGCGAGGGGGGTCCTCTCCGTGAAGATCGAGATAGAGGAGTTCAGCCCACCGTCAGGCCTATTCCCTCCCCGTTCCCACAAAACCATCTCTTCATCCGGAATATCCCGCCTTAAATCCATCGGCTCCCTGAACGATCGGCTATTCCCCCACCGATCAGGCCTCAAGCTCAGCGGGTAGTTGGCCCAAAAGATGTGGTTCCTCTCATGGATCCTCTCAGCCATATCATCCAGCTGAGCACCTATGACCACATTGGTATTGGGAACCATGGTGGCTCTACGGTACGCATCGCCACAGAAGAAGGTGGTGGAGCCAATCCGCCGAGCCTTACACTCGATGATCCGCAAGTACCCCCTGGTAAACCACTGGCGGTTCACAATAGCCGCCAGTCGCCTCTGAACACGCCGTAGCGTTATCGGGGCTACAGGGCCATCCTCTGGTGCAATATGAAGGGGAGCTACGGGATTCTCAGCAAAGAAAGCGGTATCCGCCAGGCAGTCCTTACGGAACCTTTCAACCTGTTGAATCTCCATAAAGTGCTTCCAAGGCCGCAGGGACAGACATATCAACCGTCTGACCATTGCTATCAATACCCACTACACGATGGACAGGGGGTTCGTCCATCACTAACCGGCAGGCATCATGAAACCCCGCCTTGAACTGCTTAGCAGCCTGGAGGCGGTCCCGTACCCCCACACCCTCATCAACCATGATCTGACTCTCCACCCTCGCAGCAGCAAAGGTAGCAGCCACCACAGCCCTCACAGACAGCCCGTGGCTCTTCTCCGCCTCCCAAGCCAACCCAGCGAACATAGCATCCACCGTCTCAGCTGGCAGATTACCCAAGGAGATCCCCAGAGAAGGGTCAACGCCGTCTAACCTGTCTTCGTCAGATGCCATTACGCCACCAACTCAGCATGAAAGATGTACGCATCTACATCAGTGGTAGAGCCCCCGAGGTCGGAGGTGTAGTTCGGGGTGTGGAGATCGTTTTTGAATCTCACAATAGCCGGATTAAAAGAAGCCGTTCCTGCACTCATCCGGCTAAATGCCACAAAGCTCGTAAAAAACGTGTCGGAAATGGCCGACCCGTTTATTTCCACAATGCTCACGGGGTGGGAGAAGAATACCATGAACATGCTCTGAGTAAGGCTATCGAAGGGGATAGCATTAGTATCAGTCCCACCAGCCCACGTTTCGGTGTCAATATTTAAGGACCCAACCTTCACATCAGAGAAACGCCTGAAGTCATCAGGCAGGCTCAACGACACATCCGTCATCGACCGGTTGCCAATTTTCATCGACACCGCAAAATCAATGTAATCCTGCACAATAGCCATCATACCCTCCTTGGCATGTTATCCTCAGGGCAAACCTAGCCCATTGCTTCGTAGTAGGCTGCTAGGCCACCGAGCCCCGATCGTTTGCTAAATTCAAGATCTGATATCTGGATCTCGAATCCTTCACACCCCAGGAACAAGATCGGATGTTCCCGCAGACAGACCTCTTTCCCCTATGGCCAGGCAGATGGTACCACCTGTAGTCAGCCTAATAGCTTCGCCGGGGCCGTTCGGTCCTATCAATTATTAAGCCTAAGCCACCAGTGGTACAGATTGAGGGAAAGGCTAGGTATCCACCCTCCATATCCACAGATCCACGGCGACCAACGCCAGCTACGGGCCTGGGCCTCAGACAGGTACTCAGCACACCCGTCATCATAGGCCCAACCCCTGGTTGCCAACCGAGCTTGTTTGTCCCCCAGACCAGAACCGGGTTCACGTTCACCATCTGTGCATTCACATTGCCCACAAATTTCCGGATAAGCAGGCTCCTGGTTGTGGCTGACGACATCTCTGCCGTCATTGACGGTTATCCTAATTGGGTTTGAAGATAAGGTCAAGGGTTCCCCCTTAGGGGGGGACCCATATTCAGAACTAAGTAAAGGGGGGTGGCCTATG